AGTTGTCTTCATTCCAACTGACTGCGTTGGAGTCTTGAATACCTCCTTGAATTGGAAGTTGTACACTTCCCCCGATTGGTGTTCCCGCTACATATGTTGTACCAAAAGCGCCACTTGAAGTGCTAAGTTGTGTGGGAAGATATTTTAGTGCGGTAAATTTAATATAATCAGATTCTCCTCCTTTAGCGCCAATAGGATATGATAAATCACTTTTACCTGCTGCAAAGTTTGATACTGTATCTTGATTTGACGTTGTTATAGTTAACCCGCTTTGAGATCCATCACTATATGGTAGATCAGTTTCGTCCTCATTCTCTACCTTAGTATCGGTGACCTTGGCAACTTGTGTGGGTGTTGGTGGTTTACCTACTTCGGTCTTTAGGGCACTTTTTACGGTGTAATCGGTGACGTTGTTTAATGTTTCTTGAGTTGCAGCATTGTTAGTTATTTTATCGGCTAACTGCGGTGAGACATTAGCTTTAGTTTCATCAGCAAGAATAAATTTACCATCACCTTTTTTTACTGCTATTACTTTAGTTGGATCTATTGGTTGCAGCTGACCAAAAAAATTATAACTTGACTGATACATCGTTTGCGTTTTAGTTTCTGGATCAACTACGATTTGGTAATTGGTCGTAACCACGCCATTACCTTTTTGTACTGTTATTCCATGATTTGGTGAAACGTAAACTTTGTTATCTGGATTAGGAATAGTACCTTTACTGCCGTTAAATACGTTTCTCGATAGTTCTATATCTGCTGGTGTAGGCATGTTGATTAACCTTTAAAATCTTCGTCGTTTGTGCCATATCCTTTGTATATTAATGCTCCACGAAGCATCTTCCTAAAAGAACGGTTATTTGTTTTCCAAACATCTGTGATATCAATAGAGCGAGATTTGCCATCTTTAATACTGACAAAATCTTCTATTGGTAAATTAGATGCCGATGTCCACTCAGATCTAGCAACGTCTAGTAACAGACCTTTAATTTGACTTATATTATATTTAGATATAGAATTATAGGGCATTGTCAATTTATTACGGCGCATGTTTGCAACAACCAGTCTTCTTTTTAATGGATGAATGAAGTGTAAGTTGCAACCCAAGAAGGAATTTCCCTCAGTTTTTATTACAAATACTAGTGGAAATGGGTCAAATACTGATATATTATCTTTTTCTGATGAATATTCAAACATGAATAGATGTCCCTGTTTAGGGAATCTTCTGATTAAGTTGTCATCTGGATTATCGCTAGTACGATCCCGCATCTCATCTCTAATAAGACGTTGTGGATCTGCAGCATATCGTTTAGACAGTCTTCTAAATGCTTTTCTGTAAAAGAATGGGGACCTACCTGCCTCTACGTCAACCTCTAGTTTTAAATCATCAAACAGAGTGTTTTTGGACATTACTTGATTCCTAATTCGTCTTCGGTTATGATTTTAAATTCAAGTCGTCTATCTTTACACCATTCTGTTGCAGCTCTCCATTTAGCTTTATTCACTTCATATGTTTTTGCCTCATAGATGAAGGATTTTGACACCTTTTTTGACTTTCTTCGTGGGGGTTCAGTTTGTTTTTTGGGTTTTACTTCAATTACATATGTTTTTGTTGATCCAGTCTTCTCTTTAACTTTTATCAAGAAGTCTGGGAAGTATCGATGAACTCTTCCGTCAATTGGAGACACATAAGGTATACAAAATTCTTCACTTGCCCACTCTAATATATTCTCATTAAGATCACACCAAGCACAGAATCTTCTCTCCCAACTACTTCTACAAATGATATTGTTGGAATTTCCTTTATATTTTTTGGGGAAAGACGGACGATATCTACTTTTAATACTTTCGTTCATAAAAGTCGGCTACATATAGTGTGGGAATCCTTAAAGTTATTTAGATGGCAAATCCTATTAGTTCTGGTATTAGAATGTCGGACTTAAAGTCCAGAATAATGAGACCTTCTTTGTCATCAGTTTATGGTGTCATAATTAAACAACCACCAGGTCTTAAATTTGAGGGATTTGATAGCCAACTGATGGAATTAACCTGTATGGAGGCATCTCTTCCAGGATCTAGTCTTGGAACGATAGACACTAATAGAGATTATCGTGGTGTTATTGAGAAACACGCATATTCAAAACTATATGATGATACTATTGACTTTACCTTTATGGTAACAATGGACCCCGAAGACAATCCTCAAAAATCTTATATTCAAATAAAATTCTTTGAAGCTTGGATGAGATATATTGTTGGAGAAGATGTTGGTGATAAAGAATTAAAGTCAAAAACCTTTCAATCTACTCTTAGATATCCAAATGAATATCAATCGGACCTTGCTGTTATTAAATTTGAGAAAGATTTAGGATTTGGTTTAACTAAAAAATCAAATATACTGACATATGAATTTGTTCAGGCATTCCCTAAGTCAATTAGTTCTATTCCCGTCAGTTATGAGGGATCTCAAGTTTTAAAAGTAACAGTGTCATTTACGTATACTAGATATTTTGTATCTGATGTTAGTGATCAAATTGATAATAGTTTTGTCCCACCTAGTCTTCTTAACCCCAATTCTCCTGGTAACCCTGAATTTGCTGGATTATATTCTTCAAGTGAATTTAATCTTTCTGGAAAACAATTAGACTTCTTTAAAAACGTTCCTGACAGCGCAATGTTCGGTTCCACAACATTCCCCATAATTGGGAACTAAATAAACACATGAATTGATAAGTTTATGCCATTACCCGTTATAGCAGCTCCAACTTATGAACTAGTTCTTCCCTCTACAGGTGAAGAGTTACAGTTTAGACCATTTTTGGTAAGGGAGGAAAAACTCCTTGTTCTTGCCTTAGAGAGTGAAGATCCAAAACAAATAACCACATCAATTAAAACTGTAATTAAGAATTGCATTTTATCAAAAGGTATAAAGGTAGAGACTCTTCCTACTTTTGATATTGAGTTCTTATTTTTAAATATTCGTGGAAAGTCTGTTGGTGAAGAGATTGAAGTAAATGTTCTTTGTCCTGATGATGAAGAAACCTATGTGCCAGTGACGATTAACATTGATGATATTGGAGTTAAGAAGACTGAGGGTCATGATAAGTTAATTAAAATTGATGATAGTATTGCTATGGAGATGAAGTATCCTTCTCTTGAGCAATTTATTAAGAGTAATTTTGATTTTACAGGTGCCAGTACTGTCGAACAGTCATTTGATTTGATTGCTACATGTATCAGTCAAATTATTACCGAAGATGAGACTTGGGATTTAGATTCTGTTCCTAAGAAAGAAGTCACTGCATTCTTAGATCAAATGAATTCTAATCAGTTTAAATTGATTGAGAAATTCTTTGATACTATGCCCAAATTGTCACATGAGGTTGAAGTTTTTAATCCAACTACAAAAGTTAAAAGCACTGTTGTATTGGAAGGATTATCAAGTTTTTTCGCATAGCCCTCTCCCATATGGACTTGGAGAATTATTATAAATTAAACTTTGCTTTACTCCAGTACCATAAATACTCACTAACAGAGATAGAGAATTTAATTCCATGGGAGCGGGAAGTTTACGTTGAACTCTTGAAAGCTCATTTGGAAGATGAGAAATTAAAGGCACAACAAGCGAATAATAGTACCTAATGGCGAAAACACCAGCATTCATTAAAGAATTTATTCCATACTCCACGATTAAGCAGAATGAGCTTAAGTGGAGTACGTATGCTGCTGCCAAGATTACTGAAAATAAAGTTTTAATATGTCGTGAATTCGGTTTAGATTTTGATAAGGTATATACCACATTCTTAAGAAATTATAGGAAGCACGAAAAAGACTTCCCTCTTTTTATATTACAACGAGGACAGGAGACAACAAAGAAGGATTATGAAAATATTGAGAAGTACGTATTATTTTTGTGGAAATATTACGTTGTAGATAGACCAAAGACTGTAAAGAAGTCTAAAGCACCTACAGTTACAAAGGTAAAAAAACCAAAGGTAGAAGAATCTTACGACGAGCAAGAACTGGATTCTGATAATCCATATGCTGGTGATACTGATGATCCCCCAATGGTGGCGGAGATGGGTAAATCTAAACCTAAAAAGGGTGGTGCTTTATCAAAACCTAAGGTAAAAATATCTAAAACATATGTTCCTGCAGGACCATCAAAAGATAGTCTACTTGGTGATGCTGCCGAAGAAATTGATCCAAGGATAGCAGAACTTCTCGGATTGCAGGATGGATTTGATCTTTCTTATGATGATTATCTTACTATTTTAAAAGAGTGGCAAGTAGCTGCTCGACTTAAAAATAGTGCGATATCAACTGACGATTCCATGTTGATTGATGAAGAGAGAAAGAGAGTAAAGAGAAAGACTGGTAAGTTTAAGGTAAATGTAAAGAAGGTCAATAAGCCAACAACAAAGTCAGCTGTAAAACCTGTAAAGGGTGCTCTTCGTGGTGGTCAAAATCAAGCACAACTTCAGATTGCTCCTGGAAAAGATCCAAAGAAGAAGCGCAAAGCATCTCTTGAGGAGAATGTTGCTGCAATAAAAAAATCAGTTGAAAATATATTTAAAGTCCTTTCAGGTCAATTTAAGGCAATACAAAAGCAGTCAGATAAAGATAGACGTAACAAGCAGAAGAACAGAAGATCTAAAAAGGAAGGTGATTTAGAAGGAATTCGTCAAGGAATGATGAATCAAGCAAGGAAACTTGCTGCCCCTACGTTTGATTTATTAGATAGATTATTTAAGTTTATTGGAACGGTTTTACTCGGAAGAGGAATGATCAAGTTGTTTGATTGGCTGGCGGACCCTAAAAATCAAGGGAAAGTTGAAGCACTTGGAAAGTTCTTACAAGACTGGTGGCCAGTATTACTGGGATTATTTGTAATGTTTGCCACTCCGTTGGGCACCTTGATCAGTACTGTTCTGGCAGGTGTGGTGAAACTATCGCTGTTTATGGCAAGGAAGGCCATTCCTGCTCTTGTGTCGTTTGCTAAAGCACACCCCCTTGCAGCAGCTGCAATCGGTACTACTATCGCTGCTGGTGCTTTAGCATTCAGAGCTAAGGATAGCACTGAACAGCAACTAGAAGATAAAGGTATGAGTAATGCTACTCCAAAGGAGCAAGCAGATGAACTATCAAAACCTGGTAGTATTATGGAAACATTTACTAGAGGTGTACTACCTTCTTTGAATGACCCACC